ACATTCTGAACGTCGTTAATAAACTGCCCTGCACGATGAGGACCAAAATCATTATAAATTACATGTAACAAACCTTCCGACGCTGATCCAAATGCGCCTTTCTTTAATTGTCCTTTAATAAGTCTTCCTTCTTTAATAACTAATTTGCTATTTAAGTCAATCAAAGGAAATGTAGTTGAAATTAAATCACGACCACTAATATTTTTATTCGTTCGAGAATATGTGGAAAGAGGTTTTTTCATTCTTGCAAGAATATTCATAGCAATATGTTCAGGAACTTCTGTATCTTTTCCAATACGAAATAAACCAGTCATCGTATCTTGAAAGAACTGAATAATAGGAGAATTAGTTCTTGGTGAAATAATTTGTCTTAGAACAGATGCTAAATATTTAAGCTCTGTTGCAGCAGCTATACTTTGAGGAACATGCATATTCATTTCATCACCATCAAAATCAGCATTATAAGGACGAGTAGCAGATACATTAAGACGGAAAGTTGAATAAGGAAGAACTTTAATACGATGACATTCCATAGAACCTTTATGTAAAGAAGGTTGACGATTAAACAAAACAACATCACCATCAACAAGATGACGATGAACAATATCACCTTCTTTTAAATCAATAATTTCAGGATTTACAAATTTTAAACTTAATGAACGACCATCTTCTTTCATAAATACTGATTTTGCACCAGGATATTTTCCAGTTCCATTACGAATATAAGAGATTAATCTATCACGATTATATCCAGTAACAACTTCAGGAAAAGTTAAATTCATTGCAATTTCTTGCGGAACTCCAAGTTCATCTACATCAATATTTGCATCAGGAGTAATAACAGAACGTGCCGAGAAATCTACACGCTTACCCATTAAATTTCCACGAACACGACCAGTTTTAGCACCAAGACGTGATTTCAATGTTTTTAAAGGACGACCAGAACGTTGGGCTGCAGGAGGTAATCCTTTAATATCATTATCTACATATGTTGCAACATCAAATTGAAGTAGTGCAGTATATTTTTTAATTACATCTAGTGATTCACCTTTATCAATCTTTTCACGAAGACGTTGATTATTACGAACAATATCAATAAGTTTATGTGTTAGATCATCTTCCATACGTTGATTATCTTCCATGATCACAGAAGGACGAACAGTAAGAGGAGGAACTGCCAAAACAGTACAAATCATCCAATCAGGACGAGAAAATTTAGGATTAAATCCAAGTAATTCTACATGCCGATCAGTAATACGTTGAAAACATCTTAGAACAAGTTCAACTTCCAAAGGAATAGGTTCTGATTCTTCTTCATATGTGATTGCTTGAAGAGACGCAACAGTCAAATCTTCTTTTTCAATCTTTTTTACAAGAGGTGTTTCACAATGAGGACACTGACCTGATTTAAGTTCTTTCGTTTTATAATTTGCAGTTTTATCACGAACTGCATTAAATCTATCCATACCTTGAAAATTCTTTTCAATCTTTTCAAGTTCTTCATCAATTAAATAAGGATTAGAACAATTTAAACATACATTTTGAAGAATCTTAATAATTTCAGGAAGAAATTGATATAAATATACAGGACGAGCTAGTTGAATATGTCCAAAGTGTCCAGGACATAGAAGATTTGTTTGCTTACATGTTGTACAAACTGAACCGTTGTCAATCACACCAAATCTACGATCAAATACACCACCTGGAACAGGTTGGTCAATTTGATAAGTTTTATCTGTAATAACCTCGACGACACTCCTTGAAAGAATTTCGTCGGGGTTGGCGATTCCAAATTGAACTCCAATAATTGTATCACCCATACTTATATTAATAATTCCTATGTTTATATTGTTCCGTTTTAAATAAATGCGACCGTATCGCATTCCTATAATTAGAATTCCTATAAGACATCAAATTCCTCCTTCAAAATTATCTATGGAAACTATAGAAAAAAGACAAGAGATTATAATACCTATGATTTCCGAGCAGTCTCAAATGTCAGATTCCAAAAATCATCATCATCCAAAATAGCTTTAATTAATTTTTCATCATACTTTTCTTCTAAAGATTCTATCCATGAATGAAATTCAGGGCCAGTTTTAAGTTTAAATTTTTCAGGTTTCTTTAATTTTTTAGTATTTATATTATGCCACACATGATGACAAAATTCTTCTGTTTTATATCCATCTTCACTTTTATCTCTTAATTGTCTTACTTCTATAAACCATTTTTCCATTATTATTAGTAATGAGATTGAAAACGATTCGAAAATCACATAAAAAAGAAAAGAAATTTGATGCTGTTTTTGTTTACCCAGATGGACATCAAAAAGTAGTTCCATTTGGACAAAAAGGTTATTCAGATTTTACGAAACATAAAGACAAGACGCGCAAAGCTAGATATCTAAAAAGACATTCTGGAATGGGAGAACATTGGAATAAACCTGATACTCCTGGCGCTTTAAGCAAATGGATTCTGTGGAATAAACCTTCATTTAAAGAATCCGTAAAAGATTTTAAGAGAAGATTTCAATTATAAATTGATAAAGTTCTTGCCGAAGGATCTGTAGTTTCTGGAGACCATTTAGGCATCCACATATAAGGTATTACAGATAAACACTTCTCTCCAAAAAATTCAATAAATAATTTTTTATACATATCTTTTTCAGATTCATAACCTTGAGAAATAGCATATTTATTTATAGATGCATGCCAAGGTTCTTCAATAGAACTTACACCATCACTAAATGCTTCTTTTTTTCTCCATAAAATTTGTGAAGGTAACAAATTTCTAGAAAATGATGATCTTAAAATATATTTTTCTTGTTTAGTTCTTAGAAATTTAGTTGGAATAGATCTCCAAACATTAACAAATTGTTTATCTAAAAAGGGTGTTCTTGCTTCTAATCCATGAGAAGACATACATCTATCACTTCTTAAAACATCAAACATATGAATATCAGTTAATAATCTTTCAATTTCTGATTCAAATTCTTGATCGGAAGGAGCTCTCGAAAAATATAAATATCCACCACCAATTTCATCTGATCCATCTCCATTAAATACAACTTTAATATCTGTATTTTCTTTAATATATTTTCCAATTAACCAATTGCCAACAGAAGCTCTTACAGTTGTAACATCATAAGATTCAATTGCATAAATTACTTCTGGAATGACTTTAAAAAAGTCTTCTTTTGTTAAAATAATTTCATGATGAATTGATTTGATATGATTAGCAACAATTCTAGCACATTTTAAATCAGTAGAATCTTTCATTCCAATACTAAATGTATTTAATTTATGAGTATATTTACTAAGATTAGCACATACTAAAGAAGAATCTAATCCGCCACTTAATAGAGCACCAATAGGTCTTTCACTTAAAAGACGTTTTTTAATTGCTTTTTCAAATACATTTTTCAATGAATATGTTGCAAATACTTCATCGTTCAAACAAGGATTTTTTATCCATGGAATTGTATGGTATTTTGTATATTTATTTTGAGATAACCATGTTCCAGGTTCAAAAGGTTTTATTTCATCACATATATTTTCTAACGCTTTTATTTCAGATGATACAGCAAAATAATCTTTTGTTTTACCTATAAAAAGAGGTCTTACACCATAAGGATCTCTTCCAATAATAATTTCACCTGTAGAAATATTATATACGATTATTGAAAATACACCATCTAAGGATCTAAAAAATTCAGTAGGATTTAATTTTAAAAACAAATAAGGTAAAATTTCACAATCACTACATCCATTAGGTAAGTGTATATTCCATTCAGTAGCTAATTCTTTATAATTATAAATTTCACCATTACATACAACTGCTATGTTATTACGAATTATAGGTTGATTACCAATTTCTGATAATCCATTAATGCCTAATCTTGTAAATCCTAAAATAACATTCGTAAATTCTTCTATTGAAAGAAATTCAGGACCTCTTGGAATTAGTAATTCAATACATCTTTGTATAATTTCTTTTGATGGAAATTGAGATCCAAATATACCCCAAATTCCACACATATTTACTAGTGTAAGTTCATAATGTCTAAACTAAGAAACATATTTAAAGATAATCTTTGTATATAAAGTAGCAGTGTGGCCGAGTGGTTATGGCGCAGGTCTTAAGAACCTGTGGAGAAATCCGCGTGGGTTCGATTCCCACCGCTGCTATTTGCCCTACTAGCTCAGTGGATAGAGCGCCGACCTTCTAAGTCGGAGGCCGTGGGTTCAATTCCCATGTAGGGTACTTGATCTCTTAGCTCAGTGGTCAGAGCGTCTGGCTGTTAACCAGAAGGTCGCAGGTTCAATCCCTGCAGAGATCGTTTAGACTATAAAACTGGAACCACTTTCGTGAATAGATCATTCCACGAAAGTGTTTTTTCACTCTCTAAATATAGTTTCGCATTTCTATTAAATGATTTAATGTAGAAAAATGCAACAACTCCAATAACAAATGGATACCATGTTTCCATTATATCTTTTTCAATATAGAATTCATACCAATTCTAAACGAAGGATAATTAATATGGTTATAAGTACTTCTCCATCCTCTTAATCCAAAAATTTCTGTATTAAATCTTCTTCTCATGAAAAAGTTTCCATTAACACCAGGTATTAAAGCACCAACATATTGTGGACCCATACTTTTAGCAAATCTTCTAACACCAAATTTAACATTATCCATAGTTTTAATTAGATATGTTCTATTTTGCTTGAAATTTGTTTCTTTCATACGATTAATAAGAAATTCTTCTGTTTCTTTTTTCAATTGTTTAAGTAATTCTTTATATGCAGAAAAAGATTCTTTGTATTCTTGAATACCTTTTTTAATTTCAGGATTTCTTCTTGCTGAAGAAAAAATCTTTTTCAATAATCCTTCTCTTAAAACTTCATCTGTGATTTTATGTTTACCACAAAGAGGACATTGTGAATTAGTTTTATTTAATACATTAATTATACATGTTGTATGAAAAGCGTGCTGACAATCCAATTTAACACATGTAGTTGTAGATGAATTTGGATCTTGAAAAGATTTCATATCCATATGTTCATAACATATAGAGCATACGTCTGCCATTTGTTAAAAACGAATTTTTTAGGTTTAAATGCTTTGTTGAGTATGGAGAATACACCAAAGACACGTAAAGAGTCAAAGAAAGATCAAAAAGAAAAGGGAAGGGGTGAAAATGGCAAATATACACAAAAAGGAGTTCGAGCAAAAGAACGCCAAATGGAAAAAGTCAAGAAACCCTAAAAAATGGATTTTTTACTTTTAAGTTGTTATATAGTATGGCGCAACAAGTTGAAATGAACAAAAGTCACGAAGAAGAGTTTCTTGAAATCCCAGAAGAATGCGATTGTCACGAAAGTGATATGAATCCAGAGACAGGCGTTGTTGACACTTTTGAGTGTAACAAGTGTTTGGTGGAATACATGTGTGTTTGTCCTCATAGTTGTTGGTGTGATATTTGCGTGTATGACCAAGATCGGTGTGAATGGGCTCAACAAACGAGTAGCATATCCTGTATTTACTGCAGGACGCGCATCATGTTGGAAAACAAACAGCGTTCAAAAAAGTTGGAAGAGATTGTTCAACTTATCGCAACTCTTCGTGAGAGGGAGGAAAGTATTACTAAACACCTTGATGGGGGTCAATAAAAAAGTCTGAGAACTCATAGGAAAAGTAAACAAAAGAAAATAAAATACCTTTTTTTATGAAAAATGGATTTATTGGTTTCATATTTTTAGATTGTAAGGCGATAAACAAGGAAACATGTCAGGCACTCAGAACAATTTACGTGAACACACTTTGGGAGTTGCGTGGCGGAACTACGTCATTCACATGGTCCAGTCCTTGCCAATGCTAAACGAGGCAATAGAAAGTGTAAAGCAGCGCATGAAAGATGAGGCAGACAACCTTTGGAGACTAACCAAAAAACCTGATTCCGAGCGTTCAAACTTCCAAACATTTTGGTGGTACATGAGAAACGAGTCTCAATGTCCTGGGAGCCACTTACATCACTTACTGATTGAAGCCATAAAGACAGCAGCATTAGAAGAGGGTGTGCCACGAGAGGACGTCGTTGAAATCCTTGGTAAACGCGCCTAAAAACAAAAAAACAGGGGGTAAAAAAACAAAAGAAAATAAAATACCTTTTTTTTATGAAAAATGGATTTTGTATCTTATAACCTAATTTTATCAAGGCAGATATAGAAAAGAATGTTTGGAAAAGTCGGTGCCGCAAATCAGCAATGGGGTCAGATGATGGCAGGTTATACTTCATCTCCTCGTCCTCAAACTACTTTACATTTTGATGATAGTGCAAAAAGTCATTGTGGACCATTGCCACACAATGCAGCTTTTAAGAGTTTGGTAACTGCAAGTACTCGAGGAGAATTGGCACCTCAAACAGGTGATATATATACACCTCAACAAGTTATGCAGATGTCTGATCATGTATTTGGAAATTATGCACAAGGCAATCCTGTATTGTGTTCACAAATAAACAATCTTGCTACTGATCTTCAATATAGACTTGAACAATCGCAAAAGTATGGAGGTCATCGTGTTCCAATGATTCCTGAAGGAGGATATGGTGCAACTGTAAAAACTCAATACATGCCTGCAGTGCACTTTATGCAGACACTAACAAGTCTAGCATCTGCTCGTTATCCTCCTTCCTAAATGAAAAACGGATTTAAAACCAATAAACTTTTTTGCTTACATGGTGCACGAAATTCTTAACAACAACCTTTTCGATTATTTTGACCAAGACCGCATTGCGGCTATTAATATGGGCATTAAATCTGATTATCTTCCTCCTCCTTCGAAAAAAATTTGTTTATACGTGATTTTCCTTGTTTTGTTTCACGCTTTCATTCACTTTATTATTGCAAAACTTTTGTTTAAAAATATAAACAAGAAAGAAGAAGAATCTTCACCTAAACCATTAAAAAGGATTCGACGTGTTTCAGATGAAGATCCTGAATGGTTAGCAAGTATGGTTTATAAAAAAACTTGTTTTGAAAAAACAATGCTTCTTCCAGCATCTCCACCTGATTCGGATTAAAAACGAAATTTAAATCTTTCAAAAAGAAAAATAATATGATGTATACAGCATTTACAATTTTCTTGTCTGGAACAATTCTTCTCGTTGATGAGATTTGTTTCAAACTTTGTAGAGTAAAAAGACTTCATTATCAATCTTATGGAGAAACTATGACACATAATAAGGATAAATAAATGCTCCAACAATAATTAACAAAACAAAAAAGTCAAAAACACCAACAATTTTTTTGTATTTGATAGGTAATGGTTTTGTTCCTGGAGGAACACCTCCATAAGGTTTTGCCCAACCAATTAAACCTCCTAAAAATGTAGGTCCTAATTTATCGTTACAATCATAAATCATATCATACCATGCCATCATAATATATGCAGCCATAGCAAGAAGAAATGAAGCTATCCATTTATGTTGAATAAATTTAGGTTTAGGTAGCCAATAAATGAATATAATAATTCCTGAAAAAATAATACATTTCAGATTTAAATATAAAGGAGTTCCAAACAAACCACCACTCATTACTTTAATCATTTAAAGTTTATTCGGAACCTTTTCTTTGATAACTTGTGGATTATTTTTTTTTAAATATTCTTGTGTTCTAGCTTTAAAATCAAACGGACAAGTGTGTAAATCAGGAAATCTACAATCTAAACAGAACTTTTTATCACACGGACAATTAATTAAAATATGATTTTTTTTATTACATTTACTACATCTCTCCACATAACCACTTGTTTTTATATTCTTGGACGAATTTATCATCTTCTATCTTAATTTGAAACAATAAATTTCTAAGTTCGTTTTTTAAATCAATAATACTATCTTCTATTTTTTCAATTTGTAAATTTTGTTTTTCCTGAAGACGAGGAATACAATATTCATTTTTTAATTTTTCTAGCTCTTTTTCTTTTATTGTAATTTCCTTTTCCTTTCCTTTTTTTTCCTTATCTTGTTTGCTTAAAGGACGTTTAAGCTTATGTTCATTTACATATTTTTGCCACTCTTTTTCTTTTTTTTCTAATCTCATTTTTTCTTCCTTAAACATATCAAAATCAGTCAAATCTTTTGCTTTATATCTAGTTGGAATACTAAAGTCTTGTGGTTCAATATAATATCTAACTCGTAAAGGATATTTTAATCGATTTGTATAAACATAATCATAAACATCCTGATCTAACCAATCAAGTAAATCAGGAATATCATCATCATTAACAAACCAATTACGCATAAGAAGAATGTCTACGCTTTTTTTGTTAAGTTCCATACTAAAGTATATTACTTGTAAATTGATTCCGTTTTAAAAGTAATAGAGAATGCCGAATACGACATATGAAGAATTAGAAGAAACAAGAGCATTAGAACTTCCACCACCAAGTTTAAGTGCTTTGAAAAAATTGAGAGAAGAACAATGCTCTACATCATCTTCTCGTGATTTTAAATTACAATCAAATCAAAGATTTTTAAGAAGGGTTATGAGTCCGGAATCAAATACGAGAGGTGTAATAATAGTTCATGGAACAGGTTCAGGTAAAACTTGTACTGCTATTCAAATCGCAGAAGAATATATTGTAAGACCTGAATTTCAGGATAAGAAAGTTTTAGTTTTAGCAAATCCGTCTATTCAAGAAAATTTTAAGAATCAAATTTTTGATATATCAAGAGTATCTGTAGATCCTGATGGATTATTATTATCACAACAATGTACTGGTCGTAGATATTTAGAAATGTTACAACGAACACAATCAGAACCTCTACGTTATACTGATAAAACTTCACAACAAAAAGTTATGACTCAAGCTTCTAAAATAATAGGAGAATTCTATGAATTTCAAGGATATACTGAATTTTCTAATAATATAGATCGACAAAAATTAATTGCTAAATCTGCTCGTGAAATGGATGCGTGGATACATAAAACGTTTGATAATAGATTAGTAATTGTTGATGAAGCTCATAATTTAAGAGAATCATCAGAAGACGAATCTGTAAAATTATCTGCAATTGCACTTGAAAATATTTTGAAAACTGCGAATGGTATTACTTTAGTATTATTAACTGCTACACCTATGTATGATAGACATGATGAGTTATTGTATTATTTTAATCTGTTTTTATGGAATGAAAGAAAGATGAGTTTAAAGGAAACTATAAAATCAAGCGATATTTTTACAGTTGAAGGTGAATTTAAAGCAGGAAAAGAAGTAGAATTTAGAGGATGGTGTCAAGAATATGTATCATTTGTAAAGGGAGAAAATCCATTTACATTTCCATTTAGATTACCTCCACCTGACGATGTCAAAGCAGAAAATGATAGAGAAACTGATATATACGAAGAAGAAATTGAAACGCCTTTAAAATACCTTGTTTTAACTAAGTCTATTGTATCATCATTACAACAAGATGCAATTTATCCGTTGAGAGTTAAAGCAGCAACTCAACCTGAACTTATTTGCGTTTTTCCTGAAAATAAAACATTTCGAGAAACTTTTAATTCAGGTGAAACTTATACTTATAAAGATGAAGAATTAAAATTTCTTGCTCCATCCAAAATTAAAAAGTATAGTTCAAAATTTGGATTAATTATGGATATTTTAGATTCAAGTCAAGGAGTTGTTTTTGTATATTCAAATATTGTAGAATCAGGAGCACGATTATTTAGTATGTGTTTAGAAGAACATGGATATGAATCTGCTCTTGGAAACCAGTTACTTGGAAATACTTCAGGTGAAATTAAAAAAGGTTCTAAAGGAAAATATGTCTTATTTACTTCTGCTACAACAGATTCTGATATTAAAAAAGCAATAATAAGATCAAAACGTCCTGAAAATTCTGATGGTTCAGATATAAGAATTATTGTTGCCTCTCCTAAAGTATCAGAAGGTGTAGATTTTAGATTTGTTAGACAAATACATGTTTTAGATCCATGGTTTAATATGAGTAGAATTGAACAAGTTTTAGGTAGAGGTATGAGAACATGTTCTCATTCTCTTTTAGATTTTGAATTACAAAATTGTACTGTTTATTTACATGTATGTAGATATGAAGATTCTACACAAGAAACCTTGGACGAATATATTTATAGAACGTTTGTTGAAGATAAGGCAATAAAAATAGCAAGAGTTAAAAAGGTTGTTATGGAATCTGCTATGGATTGTGATTTACAATATCATGTTAATAATTTACCTTCTGGATGGAAAAATGACGTTCAAATTCCACAAACTAGATCACAAGATAATAAAACAAAAACGTTTACATTGAAAGAAATGTCTGCTCCAACATTCATGGAAGAAACAGAATCTATAAGTTGTAAATTAATTCCAAACAAAGAAGATCCTGATCATGAACGTCCTTTATCTGCTATTTTAGATGTAAAAGATGAAATTCTTGATAAATTATTAAAGTTATTTATTCGTAAACCTATTTGGAAAAAAGATGATTTATATTCTACAGATGCTTTGAAATCATATAAACCTAAAGTTTTAGATTATATAATTCAAAATGCAATAGATACAGGATTTCAATTAAAAGACAAGAATGGTAGAATAGGTCATTTACAATCACGTAAAAATATTATTGCCTTTTCAGTTATGGAAAATGATACAATGTTAGAACGTTCTATAAAGAAATCAGAAGGAATAGAGCAAGATTTACAAATTCCTGAAACAAAAGAACCTGAAGAAGAAAGTAAAGTAGAAGAAAAACCAGAAATTAAATTAGAACATAAATTTCCTGATTTTATCAAACAACGATTTGCTAAAGATGTATTGGATTGGTATATTGTTGATATGGTTTTAAAACCTGAAGATAAAATAAGATATTTATTAAGTTTGGATTGGTCTGAAGCTCCAATTTATGCTGCACCTTTATTAGCAAGAGATGATGAAGAAGAAGTAGAATTGTATATTCTAGGATTAAATAAAGTATACGATGAAAACCATGAATTAATTACACCTACAGGTGGATTAAAAGATTTGTATAATGCATGGTTAGAAAAGGCAAAAGACAAATATATTGAAAATAAAGATTCTATTTTTGCGTCTGTAAAAAATCAAGTATTAATATTTAATATTGATGAAAAAGCTTCTGAAATTAAAAAGGCAGATAGATCTAAAAATATAGGTGGAAGAACATGTGGTGTATATAAAGTTGGATTATTAAATAAGTTTTCTGAATGGTTAGTTGAAGATGAATTTCCACCGGAAGTTAAAACGAAAGAAAATAGATGTTTATACTTAGATTTATTAGTTAGAGAAGTTATTATTGATGAAAAAGAAGGTATATTTTGGATAACACCTGAAGAATATGAAATTCTAAATCAACCTGATAATAATGCAGATATTAGAAAGAGAATGAAAGATTAACAATGACTAAATAAATAGATTGCTAACATCATTATGGGTGTATAGACAATAATAATGCGATTATATTCTTTCATAGAGATATTAGGACTATATAAATATTGAATATGCGAATATAAAGAACCATACCATATCCATATTATAAGTAAACCGATAATTACAGACAGAAAATTTTGTGGTAGTCCAAAGATAATTACTGGAAGTATATGTAGAATGATATCACAGATATAGTATATGTCTATTGGTAAATCTATCGGAAATATTCGTTTATATATATCAATAATAATATTGGGGTCGTATATAATATGAATATATAACACTGAGATAACTATACCAAGTGAAATTGCTCGCACAATATCTATAAAAAATTTGGGGACATTCCATATTTGTCTTGCAAGTAATATACCGGCAACAAATATAACATTATATGTTGTCAATCTTAAAAAAATACACCAAAGACCTGTACATAGTGTCATATTATTATTATCCAAATAAAAACAACATAAACTAGAAAGATTAAACCCATTCAAATTCACATTTTATAGTAAACTTCTACATATTGCTGAACATACTAAAAACGAATTTAATAATTAATTATTCGTTATTAATAATGTCAGGATTTTTAAGAAACCCTTATCTTTCAGAAAGTAGTTATAGAGAACAACTTTCTGATAGTTATTTGATGACATGTCAAGGAATAGATTTACTATTAGAACAAGGAGAAAAAAGTATTATTGCTGTTAACTATGACGAATCAGAAAAAGGTAAGATTATTGATTCTATTTATACCACAATTAATCAAATTGTAACTCGTTTTGAAAGATTATTATTTCAATATAATATTTTGTTTCGTAAAAATATAAGAGTTCCTTTAGAATCATTTGGTTACGAAGACACACTAGATATTCTTTCTTCTTTAAAACCTAATTCGACTCAGATTCACTTAAATCTTGACTCTGTTGATTAGTCTGACGTTCAAGTTCAAGTTTTTCAAGTTTTTCAACTAGTTCGGCACGCCATTCAGCAATCTTTTCTTCTTGTCCATCAAGTTCAAGAGGCCAAAATTTTTCAATTTGTCGCCATCCACAAACATGTCTATCTTCACTATTTGCTTGTAAATATACTCTCCATCCACTATCACGTTTTGTGGCGTGATTCTTTATCCATCTAAAACCTCCTTCACGATAATCTATACAGTTAAGTGACCGATAATTTTCCATTTTAATATGAAGAGTTGTACACGACATATGATCTTTATCGATGTCATTTGAGGTCCTGATCACACAGTAAGGAATATTTACATACTCCATAGGAAGTAATACAGTGTCTGAACGCTTAACTACTGCGTTTCCCATTGTTGCGCCTTATACTAAATAATTTTAATCATCTAAATCCGTTTTCAAAAAACGAATTAAATACAAGATAACTTAAATAATAATAAGAATGGATCCATTATTTGAACGACGCCAATTAACTAAGAAAGTTCATATCCATTCAAAATTTCTTCAAAAGAATATGAATGCTGTTATTTTAGCACAACTTAAAATGAACGCTGAAGGAAAATGTTCTTCAGAAGGATTTATTCAACGAAATTCAATTACAATTCTTGAATATTCTCTTGGTAGAACAAATTATATTAAAGGAGGTGTAGATTATGATATTACGTTTCAAGCAGATATTTGTTTTCCTCATCGAGGTCAAAAATTAAAAGCTCCAATGACTTTAAAATCAAAGGTAGGTATTCATGCTGAATTACCTCCTTTAAAGATTTTAATTCCTCGTGATTTACATTTAGGTAATACAGAATTTGATGAAGTAAAAGAAGGTGAAGATTTAGAATTTGAAGTTGTTGGTTCGACATTTAAGCAAAGAGATACTGAAATTGTAGTTGTAGGTAAATTGCTATCAAGACCTGATGATGCGCCAGTAGTAAAAGAAGAGGAAAAACAAGTTGTTGTATCTTCTAAAGAACCTGAAGAATCAGGTGAATCCGTTAAACAAGTTGTATTTGAACCTCCTGCTGAAGGAGCACTGGTAATTAAAGGAAGACGGAAAAAACTTACAGGTAATACTCCTTTAAAAGAAGAAACAAATGAATAAACAAAAGAAAGAATGGATGAAAGAACAGATAGATTTAATGGATTCTAATCAACATAACCAAGTTTTTAATATTATTAAAAAATATACAAATACATTTACAAAAACACAATCAGGTATTTTAGTATCAACAGATAAACTTTCAAATGATTGTCTTGAAGAAATTAACCAGTATATTAATTTTTCAATTGATCAAAAGAAGCGTATAGAAGAAGATACAAAAACACGTAAAACTTATGAAAGATTAATTACTGATTCATAAGTCAAAAACGAACAAGGTTTAATCCAAGTAAAATATAATAGGGATATGGATACAATTATAAATCCAGAAACACTTCTTCTTTTAGAAGAGTTTATTAAGATAGCAAAAGAAGATCCAAAAGCAGAGTTAGAATGTAAACTGCTTTCGGGTAAAATTTATACTAAAGATGTCGCAGATCGTATTTTAAAAGCTATTCATACTCTATCTACAGGTCTTAGGTGTGAAGAAAATAGATTATCAATTTCTTACGCAGACTCAACACGTGTTAATGTAATGGGATCAGAAAATATACATAAATTATGCTCTACAAATTCATTTCGTAATATTCCTTTAGTAGTAGAAAAGAAACTGAAATATTTTGAATCACATAAAGGTAAGAAAGATATTATTGATGTTCCTGAAGGAAATATGAGATTTACATTACGATCAGAAGAAGAAATACGTAGAGATTGGGAAGGAAATCCAAGTGATTCTAAAACACATATACGATTAATTAATCGTAAATGTTTTGCAACTCCTGATGGATTATTTCGTATTGATTTCTCTATTGTTAAAACTAGAGGTGTAAATTCAAAACAAACTATCAAAGATCTTTTGAAATTACCTCATACATATGAACTTGAGATTGAATTTCTTCAAAAGAAAACTGAAATTCCTGAAAAAATGATTGTTGAAGAATTATTGAAAATACTTACTACTTTATCACAATCGTTTTATCAATCACCTTTTCTTCTAAAAGTTTCTGATATGAATAAATACGAACAAGAATTCAAATTATCAAAAAATATCTTTTATGATTTAGTGACTTTAACTAGACGTCATATTAATCCTATAAATCCTCATAATATTTCTAAAGGATATACAGTTACAAATAAAGCAGATGGTGAACGTTCAGGATTATATGTAGCAAGAGATAGGAAATTAATTCGTATCGCAAAAAATAATAAAATTATATGGACAGGTATTGTTGCAAATGATGATTCACATATAGGTGATTTTATTGATGGGGAATATATTCCTGAAAAGAATTTATTTTGTATCTTTGATGTTTATAGATTTAGAAACAGAGATTTGAGACAATTACCTTTAATGAAAAATGATGAAGATACTATGAAAAATCCTCTAAATTCAAGATTAGGTTGTGCTAGATTATTTGTTGAAGATATTCGAACACAATTTATTATGTCACCTTCATTAAATCCATTGAGAATTGAAACTAAATTATTCTTAGCAGGCGATGGTCCTTCAATGGAAGAAGCAATTCGTACAATGTTAGCAACAGAATTTGAATATGAAATTGATGGGTTAATTTTCACACCTAAATCTACTCCTGTAGCACCATCAGAAGACCGTAAAGGTAAGACTTGGTTGCGTGTATATAAATGGAAACCATCTACACAAAATAGTATTGATTTTCTTTTGAAAATTACCGCAGATGAAACATATGATTCTTTGATAGATAAACGAGTAAGACGAGGACAATTATATGTTTCAAGATCACAAGGTGATGATATTATTTATCCTCGTGAAACTATGAATGGAGAATATGTACCTCCATCTTTGCCTACCGATCTTCAAAAAGTATCTGAAACAAATACACGTATTCCATCACCATTTCAACCTAATGTTCCTCGTGATCCTGATGCGTATAAAATTTTAGTTCCTTTAAATGAACGTGGCCAAACTGTAGATGATGACGATAATCGAGTTGAAGATAATACTATCGTTGAATGTTCATTTAATATTGAAACTAGACGTTGGACTATTATGAGAACAAGATATGATAAAACTTATCAATATCGTGCTTTAAGAGAACCTCAATATGGCAATGATATTTCAGTAGCAAATAATATTTGGACTTCTATGCACGTTCCTATAACTGAAACAATGATTACAAGTTTTATGTCAAATCCACCTGATGAATCATATGAAGATGATATGTATTATAGAGATGATTTAAAAAGATCTTCAAGAGTATTTAGTGATGTATATGATTTCCATAATCGTGTAAAAGAAGAATTGTATAAATCGGTTATTACAAAAGGTTCTACTCTCTTAGAATTAGCAGTTGGAAGAGGTGGTGATTTATATAAATGGAAAAAAACACAACCTTCAAAAGTTGTAGGTCTAGATATTTCATTAGCTAATATTATTTCACCTACACAAGGATCTGCGACAAGATATTTGAATGATCGTAAAAAACATCCTGAAGATTATCTTCCTCCAGTTTTATTTCTTCAAGGTGATATGTCAATACATCCTTTATTTCAACAAGAAGATAAGTATATGCCTATTTTATTAGGTAAAGAAAAGGCAACAACTAAATATTTAGCAGAATTTGAAGGATTAAATAAATTTGATAATATTTCGTGTCAATTTGCTATACATTATGCGTGTGAATCAGAAGAAACTTTCAGGGCATTCGCAAGTAACTTAAAAGATTTAGGTAAAGAAACTTTCTTTGGAACTTGTTTAGATGGTAAATCTGTTTATACTTTATTGATTGGTAAGAAAACACATATGTTTGGAAAAGACCGAGAAGTGTCTGGTGATTTTACAAAAGAATATGAGGATAAAGAATCATGGAATGAAGAATTTGGTATGGGTATAAAAGTATTCTTAGAAAGTTTTGATAGACCTGCTTTAGAATATTTAGTTCCATTTGAAAAAATTACTGATATTTTAAAAGAATTTGATTATGAATTAGTTGACACTAAAATGTTCAATGAACTTTATGCTCAACAAACAAACATTATTTTGAATCAACAACAACAAACATTCTCATTCTTAAATAGAACTTTCATATTCAAGAAATCTAAAAAACCTGAACCTTCTAAAGAAGAAGAAGAAGAGAAACCAGTAGTAGTAGTTAAAGGAGTTCGTAAATTAAAGAAAGGGGGTGGTAATGAAGAAGAAAAACCTGTAATCTTATTCTTTGGTGAAGATGCGTCAGCAGGTGAACATAGAAATTTCAGTCCTGATTCTGCTCATGCCATAATAATTGATGACAAAGAATATAATACTTTAACACATTATATGGAATGTATGAAATCTACAGAATTTAAGGATGAAAAAACTCTTGAGAAAATGATGAAGTCGCCAACAACTAAAGCCGTTAAAGCTCTTGGTAAAAAAGTCCAGAATTTTGATTCAACGATTTGGAA